AAACAGCTAAAAAGTTTTTTGCATTTTAATATGAAACAGAGTTTAAAATATTGGACAACAGAAGATTTTGAAATTTCAAGTTACAAATGGTCATTTAAAGAAAGACCAGGAAAACAATTTTTGGGAAACGGCTCGGATAAAGGAAATAACCATTATAGATTTAATGAAATAGGTTTTAGAGGTGATAATACAATTTTTAATGGCATTAAATTAATGTCAGTAGGATGTGCGCATACGGAAGGTATAGATGTAAAAGATACAGAGACTTGGCCACATTTTTTATCAAGAAAGATAAAATCGGGAATTGATTATAATTTAGGAATGAGCGGAAGAAGTAATGATTACATTAGTAGAGCAATTTTAACTTGGACTGATTATTTAAAGCCATCATTGGTTTTAGTAATGTACACATATCCTAATAGAAGAGAATACTACACCAACACTGGTGGAATTGAACCATTTCATCCAAATCCGTGGGGATATTTTGATGAAGAAATATCAGGCAGAATAAAGTGGGGAAATATAATGTCAACAACCAACGCTGAAGAAGATTTTATAAATTGGTATAAAAATCACCAATTGATAACTTATTATTTAAAATCTAAAAAAATACCATTTATTTGGAACGGAACATTTTTAAAAACAGATTATACGGATGAAAATCGTTTTGATGGGGATTATCCATATTTTGAAGATAAAAATACACACGCTACACCAAGAGTAAATGAGGAGTACGCTCAAAATTTATTCAATTATATTACAGAAAAATTTGAAATTTAGAAATATTTTCCGTATATTTAATAAACAAACATAAAATTTAAAACAAATGAACAAAAACAATTTATTAAGATTTATTCAAAAGTATTCATTAGGAGGACTTATTGAATCCGTAGCATGGAATGCGGAAGGAACAAAATTATCCGTAAGATTTATTTCGGATGATAAAACCCTATTGGGTGAGGTTGAATTTAATGCATTTACTTCTAATCCATTTAATGTTGGTATTTATACAACATCATTATTAAAAAATATGATTGGTGTATTAGACAGTGATATTAAATTAAAAGTAGATAAATCGGGAGATAAAGCAGTTACTCTTAAGTTGAATTCGGATGATACCGAAACATCTTACCAGTTAGCAGATTTAGGTGTTATTCCACCTGTGCCAGATTTGAAAACATTGCCTGAATTTACTATTGAAATTGATATGACATCTCAAATGGTAGATAAATTTATCAAAGCAAAGGGTGCATTGAGTGATATCGATACATTCACAATCTTCACAGAAGGTGGTGATTTGAAAATGGCAATTGGATATTCATCAATTTCCACAAACAGAGTTACGATAACTTGTCAAAAAAATGTATTGGTAGAAATAAAACCAATTTCCTTTTCAGCAAAATATTTAAAAGAAATTCTTACAGCAAATAAAGAAGCAACTAATGCTAAATTGAAAGTATCAACCGATGGTTTATCGCACGTTGAATTCCAAATTGATGATTTCGTTTGTAAGTATTATTTAGTAGAAATAGCAAATTAATAAAAATGACAGAACAATTAGAATTATTCCCAGTAGAGGAATCACAATTACAAAGTAGTGTAGAAATTCCTGCACAAGAACCAATTAAAGATGCAGAGTGGTGTTTTCAATTTTTTAATAACGAACCTGTAGTATTTGGTTGGCAAGGTGAAAATACGGAACCATCTCCTTTAGTTTTACAATTACAACCAGTGGAGGGTGATGTATTAACATTTAAACAGAATGGAATGGAGTTTAAAATATTTGCAAGACCTATTTCCGAAGATACAAAACAAATTAGAAAAGAGCAAGATGAAAGTAAAAATCAAGAAACTGCATCCTAATGCAGTAGTACCACAATACGCTAAATCTGGCGATGGTGGGATGGATTTGGTAGCAACATCAATATTATCCAATACGACATTCGATGTAACATATGGGATGGGAATTGCATTGGAAATACCGGAAGGATTTGTAGGATTGATATTTCCTCGTTCATCAATTAGAAAAACTGATTTGGCTTTGACAAATTGTGTTGGAGTAGTTGATAGTGGGTATAGAGGTGAATTACAAGCTACATTCAAAAAAGTATATGGAAAAAATGATGTAAGAATTGATGAAACTGATTACAAAGTTGGTGATAGAATTGCACAAATTATTATCTTACCATATCCACAAATAGAATTTACTGAAGTAGAAGAATTATCTAACACCGAAAGAGGCGATGGCGGATTCGGTTCAACTGGAAAATAATATGAGTTTTTTCGCAAATGATATAAGTAAAAGAGAGCATACTTTGTGGGTGGAAAAATACCGCCCACAAACTCTTGCTGACTATGTTGGTAATGAAACCATCAAAGAAACTATTCAGCAATATTTAGATGCAAACGACATACCACATTTGTTGTTATACGGAAAAGCAGGTACTGGTAAGACCACACTTGCTAAACTAATCGTAAACACAATTAAGTGTGATAGTATGATTATCAACGCATCAGATGAAAACAATGTAGATACAGTAAGAACAAAAGTTAAGAACTTCGCATCATCAGTTGGATTTGCAGGTTTCAAAGTAATCATATTAGATGAGTTTGATTATATGACACCGGGAGCACAAGCGATTTTGAGAAACTTAATGGAAACATTCAGTAAACATTGTAGATTCATTTTGACTTGTAATTATATTGAGAAAATCATTGACCCTATTCAAAGCCGTTGTCAATCATTCGCAATTACTCCACCGACTAAAAAAGATGTGGCAGTACAAGTTAGTAAGGTTTTAGATTCGGAAAAGATTAAGTATGATATTAAGAATGTTGCAGACATCATTAATTCTTATTATCCTGATATTCGTAGAATACTTAATACTTGCCAATTACAATCAGCAAAGGGAGAATTGAAAGTAGACCACAAAGTGATGGTTGAATCAAACTTCCAAACGAAATTGATTGACCTATTAAAATCAAATGATGACAAACGTAATTTGTTTATGAAGATTAGGCAAGCAGTAGCAGATAATCACCTAAACGATTATTCAGAAATGTATTCAATGTTATACGATAAAGTAGATGAATATGCGGCAGGAAATACTGCAAACGTAATTCTAACTATTGCGGATGGTCTTTCAAAAGATGCATTAGTAGTAGATAAAGAAATAGTATTTATGAGTACAATTATACAAATATTAAACATTATAAAATAAACAAAATGGAACAAGGACAAGGACAATTACCAATGAATTTTAATTTAAACGATGCAAGAGAAATGCTTTGTGAGTGTGGTAATAATACATTTATGCCGGGTTTTAGATTTAGAAAAGTATCACGTTTAATTACAGGTGGTGCAAAAGATAGTGTACTTCCAATTGAAATGTACCTTTGTACACAATGTGGAAAACCATTACAAGACCTTTTACCAGATGAATTAAAAGATAAAAAAATTGTAGAATAATGGCAGTTAAAAAGTTATTTGACCATTTAAACGCAATAACCGCAGAACAAGACCCAAAGTACTTCGATAAACTTTCAGAAGAGGATTTGAAATCATGGAGTAATTTTATGATTAATCGTTTTCTTTCTATGAAGCCAGAGTGGGTTGAATTGATTGCAACTCTTTTACCTTTGACACAAACATTACAACCAAAAGAAATGTATAAGTTGTATATAAGTGTAATTCCAAAAGGTAAATACTTTTTGAAATATATAAAAGGTAAAGGTGAAGAAAAATATGAACAGTTTTTAATTGATTTAATTAAAATCGACTTTCAATGTTCACAAAAAGAAGCATTAGAATATATTGAAGTTCTTTACTCAACGAGAGAGGGTAGAGAAAATATAAAATACATTTGCGAAAAATATGGAACTGATAAAAAACAAATAACTAAATTGAAATTAAAAATTTGATAAATACAAAAAATTTAGTTATATTAGTTCTATGGCAAGAGTATCATTTTCACAATATAGTATGTGGAGTAGTTGTCCACAACAATACAAATTAGCATACATAGATGGATTATCACAATCCACATCCAATATACATTCAGTATTTGGAACAGCAATGCACGAAACACTACAACACTATTTAGATAAGTGTTTAAGAATATCCAAATCACAGGCAGATAAGATGATTGATTTGAAGGAATATCTCAAAGAAAGAATGAGAGAAACCTACATAAAAGATTCTGCCGGCGGAACTCTTAATGTTTGCACAAAAGAAGAAATGGTAGAGTTTTTAGAAGATGGAAACGTTCTTTTGGATTGGTTTCAAAAATCTAAAAACTTTAATAAATTCTTTTCACTAAAGCATGATGAATTAGTAGCAATCGAACAACCAATAAACACAAAAATTGCAGAGGGTGTAAACTTTATGGGATTTATTGATTTGATTGTTAAAGATACATTTACAGGCAAATATCGTATTATAGATTTTAAAACATCAACTGCAGGTTGGAGTAAATATCAAAAAGCAGATGCTGTTAAAAATTCTCAAATACTTCTTTACAAAAAGTTTTATGCAGAATTGATTGGTATTTCCGAAGATATGATTGATGTTGAATTTATCATCTTAAAAAGAAAAGTTGCAGTTAGAGAAGATATTCCAACTCACCGAATGAGTAAGCATATTCCTGCAAACGGAAAACCATCAATAAACAAAGCATGGACAGGATTCAAAGGATTTGTTGAAAGTGTGTTTGATGAAACCGGTACTTACCGATTGAATGTAAATTATCACAAAAAACCAAGCAAACTTTGTGGTTGGTGTGAATTTTACGGAACACACTGCGACGGAAAAAATTAAGTAAAAACAATATATATTTAAAATTAGTTATGGCAAAAAAGAAAATTCTGTTACTATCTGATGACCTTCGAATGGCGAGTGGTATCGCAAACGTTTCAAAACAATTAGTATTAGGTACAGTTGACAAATATGATTGGGTACAATTAGGAGCTGCTATTAAGCATCCTGAAGCTGGTAAGGTTATGGACTTAAATGAAGATGTACGCAAAAGAACAGGCGTAGCAGATGCAAGTGTAAAAATATACCCGTTTGATGGATATGGTAATCCGGATGTTATTCGTCAATTATTGATGATTGAAAAGCCTGATGCTATCTTACACTTTACCGACCCTCGTTATTGGATTTGGTTATATGAGATGGCACATGAAATTCGCCAATCAGTACCCCTTTTCTTCTACCACATTTGGGATGATTTACCAGACCCAAAATATAATAGAGATTACTACGAAAGTTGTGATTGGATTGGATGTATTTCAAAACAAACCTACGGTATTACGCGTAGAGTTTGGGGTTGGGATAAAGAAAAACATTGGAAGAAGCCAGAAGATTGGCAAGTAAGTTATGTACCACATGGTATTAATTCGGAAGATTACAAACCTGTAGAAGTACCTGAAGATTTTAAAAAGAGTATTTTCGGTGATAAAGAATATGATTTCGTTCTTTACTGGTCAAACAGAAATATTCGTAGAAAGCAACCAATAGATGCGATGTTAGCATTTAAAGAGTTTGTAGAAACTTTAAGACCCGAACAGAAGGATAGAGTTTGTATGTTAATGCATACTACACCTGTAGATGAGAATGGTACAGATTTACCTAGAGTCGCAGAACATTTGATGCCGGAAGTAAATATAATCTTTGCACCAAATAGATACACAGAACAAGAATTGAACTACCTTTATAATATGGCAGATGTTACAATCAATTTGGCATCTAATGAAGGATTTGGATTAGCAACCGCAGAATCGGTAATGGCTGGAACTCCAATCATTGTAAATGTGACAGGTGGTATGCAAGACCAATGTGGATTTAGAGTAAAAGGTAGTGGTAAGTTATTAACCGCAGAAGATTATGTAGAAATTGGTTCTTTGCATGACCGTTATAAAAAGAACACACATGTTTGGGGAGATTGGGTAAGACCAATTTGGCCAGTACGTTCAACAACGGGTTCGGTTCCTACACCATATATCTTTGATGATAGGGTTGACTTTTTGGATGTAGCACCTTTGATTAGAGAATGGTATGACATGGGTAGAGAAGCCCGAAAAGAAGCCGGAATCAAAGGTAGAAAGTGGATGTTAGGAGAAGGGAATTTAAGTAGAGAATATATGTGCC